AGCCGCTCCAGCCAAGCATTCAACGTCCCGCTTGTGGGAGCCGTTGTGCAGGTGGCCTGGAGCCCGACATAGGGCACATATTGCGATGGCGTAGAAAGAGCCACCACCGCCGATTGCGGATTGCCAGTGCCGCTGTAGGCCGATACCGTTACCGGAGAGCCGAAGGCATACCAATTCTGCCTATCACGCGACCATACTGGCTGCAAACTAACCGACTGGTTCAATGTGGACAGTACCAGCGCCGTTTTGTACACCGCGTACACCTGGTCGAAATTGGTGCCGGTAGGATTGGGAGCAGAAGGAGCATAGGACATATGAGCGTTTGTATCGGTAATAGTGCCGTTGTTGTCATCGAACAGCACTTCCTCGCCATACACAAACCCTACCAGCCTATGCCCCTGGCTTCCTCCGCCGTAAACATCCGGACCGCGCGGCACCCAAACAAGCTGCTCGTGTTGTTGGGGGTCAACTTGGCCCCGAAACGCCTGGCCCACCTATTCCACCACCTTAACTGTTGCCGGGTCCGTTGGTTATGATCTTCCACGCAAAAGAAAGGCTCGCGGCACTTCCTAATACGTTGAACGTGGTCGTGGTAGGCGGATTGTTCGGGTCAAGATACACCACACCATTGGACATGGGAGTCAGAATAATGTCAGATACGGAGGGAGTTACTCCCAGACCATGGGTAATCGCCTGGGTCGTTCCCACCGTAGCATTGGTTGTACCAGTACCCTCGGCACCAAACAAATTGTCATCGTTTACGCCGCCCTGCGGGAGAGCCATGTCGTTGACCAGATTATCCTTCGGCCCTTGAGCGGCCATTAAGATGAACGTGGACAGCCGTTTCGCATACTGCGGCATATTGAAAAGACTAGGCACTAATTATTCCCCCCTTTTCTGGAACCGTCCGCCTTGTCTCGGCAATGACTTATATGGAGGTTCCTTTGGCGGAGTCTCTGCGGCTTCGCCTTCCTGATTGTTGGTAGTTTCATTTAGCGCAGGGGTTTCAACAAGAGATTCACTGGGAATAGACGTTCCGACTTCAGAAATGGGCGATTGAGGTAGTTTCTTGTCCGCTCTGTCTTCAAGGAGGGTGAAATGAAACATTCGGCACCTTTCCAACTCTTTAGCTGTTAGGTGATTTGCATATGCCCATCCGTCATCCTCAAAGTACAGAACGTTCTTGATCACCCTGAGCTCCTTGACATGCCCGTTGGGTATTCGGACCTTCACCGGCATCACCTCACCAGTAACCAGAGTTCAAATGTAGCGGAGCCTGTCACCGTCCAGGTAAACCGGCCGGCGATATCGGGCGGTTCGTTCAATACCTGGCGGATTGCGCCCACGGCTGATACCGCCGCTATCTCTTGTATGGGCGGTAAATAGATGATGGAATTGGTTGTCCGGGACCATACAAGAGGTTGGTAGCCGATGGCGACACTGGACGACGAACCAAGCGCTGTCACGTTGAGATACAGGATATACTCGGAGAACGGCGCCAAGGTAACCGGATCGCTCTGCCCGCTGGCTGTTTCCGTAGCCAACGGATGGAGATGGTAGACAATCGGGGACCAGCCGTTTGACGGGCTGAAGTCCCCGTAATCCACCACGCATACACCACCGGAGGCCACGGCCTCGGCCAGGATCGTGCTTTGCATGAAATCAGCAAGTTCGAATGTTCCAGACTCGCTCGGACCGATCTCTTGCGGGATTGCGATGTCGGTCACGTTCAGCGCCAATGGGCCGGAGTTGTAAACCGTCCAGGCCATTAGATCACGCCCTTGCTACATTACGTAAGCTGGACCGGAGCTTCCTCGCCGCCGGTAATTTGAATGTTTTCAATGACTGCGCAACGAGACGGCACGTAGCAGATAGGCGCTCCGATCAACGCAATGGCGAAGTAGCGGGCAAGCGCCGGGATAGGCAGCGGCCACTTGAAGAACGGCAGCAGCTGCTTGAATACGAAGCCCTCTTCACTGTCATGGTTGATAATAAATACGTCGTAACTGCCGGCCACCACCGTATTGAGGTCAGTCCAGGACTGAGTGGTACCGGTGCCGGCATCCGCCACACGAGTAACTGGCAGCCACGGGCCGCCGTTCATGGAGCGGTAGATCTGGTAATAATTGGCCGCATCGGTTCCGGTAACGCGGTTCCAAGTGACAGTGACCGAATCGCCAGCACCTACCATTACTGCGGTGGTGCCCGCCGAAAGCTGGCTGGGACCAGCGGAATTGACGGCCTCTACCGCATACGACACAGGACCGCCGGCATAACCGATGCCGTAGCTAGATGCGCTGGTCGGGTTGGTCCACATGGAGCCCTGTACTGCCGCCCCGGAGGTGTTCAAGGTAGCGGTAACTCCGGTCGGGATAGACGGAGCGTTCTGGATGGCAAGCGTAACAGGCACGTCAGGATTCAAGAAAATGTCGTTCACAAACGGCATCGGACCATAAGTGGACTGGTATCCCCACACCGGAGTGCCAACCACCAACTCGCCCTTTATTCTCCGCGCTTCGTCAATCATGGTACGCTGCGCGGGGAAGTACGTCTTGGAGAAGTACGACTGCACGCGAGGTGCCATATATACCTTGTATTGTCCGTTTTCCAGGCTACCGGCGTTGTCCTGGATCGCTTGAGCCGCATTTTCAAGCATATCTATGGTCAGCGGCTGGGCGCCGGCATTGATGATAACGTTGTTGAATCCGTTACTGCTAGCAAAAGCCGTTATTATTTTCTTGTATCCGTCAAAGGCGGTAGGTAGCAGAGAAGAATCTGCGTAAAACAGCTCTCTTTCAAGCCCACCCAACAGGAACCTGGTGGCGTTGTTGATTTGCAGAGCCTCCGCACTGCCGCCAATTACTTCAGTGGACATGATCGCGATGTCGGTTGCGTAAGCCGTGGCCAGATACTTCATCGGCACCTGAACCCGGCTGAATGTCGAATCATTACCTTGAGGCGTAGCCATGGCGGAGGTGAATACTCCACCCCTGGAACCATAGTCTAAGAGCTGGTCGTACTCTTCAGTCATGGCATACGCTTCTTGCTTGACGATGTTTTTCCAGAGTTTGATATTGGACATTTTGAACGTAACGTTCTTCAAGGTCCTGGCCAGAGATTGGGGAATCAGGCTGGAGCCGTCACCGGGCCCACCGGGAGTCGAAGGCGACGCCACGAGAGCTTTTTGCAGCTTCGATATGGTGCCTTCCGTCAAATTGCCGTACAAGTCCGAGCCCATTTTGAAAGCGCCACCCAGGGATTTGTACAGGGCGCTCGCTTCACGGCCAAGACCGGCGGCCGAAATCGTATTGGGATTCAAAGATCATACCTCCTTGGGCATGAAATAGCCCCTATCCGCTTAAGATAGAGGCTCCATGCCGAATTTCGTTTTGTATTACGATGCTACCACGTGATTCCGTTACGACGCAGATACTCTTGACCAGCCCGAGATAGAAGGTGAGGACTCATGTTGGTTTCAAAATTAGTAGTATCTTCAAGAGGAACCTCTCCCTCTCTCAATCCTTTATCCAGCACATCCATGGCTTTTGCCAAGTCGAATCCGCGCTGGAACTTCTGAGTCGTCTGCACCGGAAGGCCATAACCTTTCCGAATGGGCTGATCCTGGTATTGCACCGGTTGCGGAGCTTCCTGGTATACCTCCATGGAGCGCAACTGAGCCATGCCAGAGGCCAAGGATTTCGTCATCTGGCGATTTTCGCTGCGCACCAACCTGAACGCCTTGGCAATCTCAGCCCGCAATTCGCGCACCTCGTCGGCCAAGTCCATCGTATAGTCGATGAGAGCCTTTGCCAGAGGGGAAGCGTCGGCGAATGCGGCAACGTCCGCGCCGAAAGCCTTGCGAACGTCCTTCTTGGAGTGCTTCTCTTCCCGTCCTTCTTTTTTCATGCGCTCGATCTTGCCATCCTCGTCCACGTGGAAATGCTTCTTGTCATGGTGTTCGTGATCTCCATTTTTATGATGGATGTGATCCCTACCATGATGTTGATGCACCCCATAACCTTCATCCAGGTCATCATCGTCTTCGTCAGACAGCGCCTCAAATTCCTCGGTGTGATCGTCAGCTTCGGCATCCTCGCCGCCATCGAAGGCTTTCGATACCTTCTTGCGCCGAGTATGCGCCTTGACGTTGATGACATCCTCATCCTCTTCGTCCTCGTCATCGTCCGAATACGGATCGTACACCTTGGCGCCCCGAGAGTCTTCCACGTCGTTGTCCGGGTCTTCGGACCACTCTTTGTCGTCATCGTCGTTGACGAACTTCTCAGGCGAACCGGTAACTTTGTTGGTGTGTTCCATCCATTCGTCCAACTGTTCGTTGGATTCCTGGGCTTCGCGATCAAAGATCGCCATGTACTGTTCCTTGCCGCGCCCCTTCTCCTTGGCCTTGTTCTTTTGGCGGAGTGGCAGCTTGGCACCTCCATTAGGGTCGCTGGGCGCTACCACAACGGACTTTCTCAACTCCTCTTTTACGATTTCGTCGAAGTCCGAAGTGATCTCATTTGTCTTACTGGACACTTTCATACCCCCTTTGAAACTATCATCAAGTACTACAAACATTTACTAGATTGATACATAAGCCAGACCATGCGGACGGTGCAGGAGTTTTGCTTTCGAGTAATACACTCCAAAATTGCGGTCTTCTGCTGTCCGCAGGGTCATAACTCGCGCCTTGAGACTTCTCACACATCCAAAGACCACCTTGTTTGCCCGTTTGGCCCGTATTACATCCCAGTGCTGATAACCACCCCTCTCCTCGCAAGTCTTTGTGGGATTGCTTTCCCATTTCCGCCTGCGGAGCGGATAGATCAGATGCTCCGGTCCAAAGATTTTGAGTGGACCTTCTGACGAGAAAAGACAGATCGCATCGTTTATATGCGACTTCACTAAATCCAGACCATCTCGCCACTTCTTCGTCTGCCAGCCTTCACACGTCCTGACTTTGCCGAACCGTGATAGTAAAGCCAACAGGTATGTCTTGCCCTGCACTACATGAGCAACCCAAGCGAAGGTTCGGCCCTTCTTACCTAGCGAGACTTCGCCTGCATGAATTTTTCGATGACACTTCTCGCAAAGCACCACTTGATTCACCGGAGTGTCTGAACCACCCTTCGACTGCGACACTAAGTGGTGCCTCTGTAGTTTCTCTTCAGAGCCACACAAAATACAAGCACCATCTCGGTTCAGTACCTTCTTTCGTGCACCTTTACCTGGTAAGGTAGGATTCTTCACGCCTGCCACTACCAACTCTACATCTACGCCGGAAATTGGTACTATTTTCGCTAGATCTGCTAAAACGCGGTATACAGCTTCCTTCTTCTGCCGAATACTGGGGAAAGGAGTTAACTGCTTTCGGTTATGATTCCGGCGCTTTCGGTAGCGAACTAAACGATAACGGCGATTTCTTCGGTACTCCCGCCGCAAAGTCAACAGGCGTACCACATCCCCACGATGAATTAAGGTGCCCCGGAAAACCACCTCACCCGCATGTTCGTTGACCAACGCAATCCCAACCCATCTTGAACCATCGTCAACTTTGGCCCGTAAAGAACCTATTGGGTTTTCTACTGGGTACTTTAACCTGATGGTGAAGGGTGAACCACGCAAAACTTCAGCCTTCCCAGCCTTCAAAAGCTTTCTTGCCCTAGCTGGATGACAGGGCAAAAGCGGCTTTCCTTCTACATCCACCACAAAAACCTTCGGATAACCAGCAAAAGCTGGAGCCATTTAAGGCCAACCTCCCTTTAGGTTACTCTGCTCCTCGACAATGTACCGGGGCGTCTTTCGGCCTGTGAGGTGTTCACCGACTACCCACAGGGGGCCAGGTTCCGTCCCCACAGACTAGCAGTGCCCGAGCCTGGAGCGCCAGCCGGGGTGCTTACCCTCAAGGATAACTCCGGTACGTAGGAGGACTCCTCACCTTCCCCGTTACCGGGGACTCAGCTTATGGCCTGAAGCGCCGCCTCCTTAGTCTCAAAGCCGCAATAAACCTGTCAAGTTAATATAAAATACTAGAACCTGATAGGTTTACCGAAGCTCCTTTGAAAATCTGAGCAAACTAACTCCATCGACGAAGGTCACAATTTGACCACCTCCCGCTCACGAAAGGCAGTCTTGAGTGCTTTTACGAGATCATTTTGCCGGGACAGCGCATACCGCGCTACCTCTAGAGCCGAAAAGCCGTCCAGGCCGCAGACATCCCGGAAAAACAACACATCTCCATCCCGAGTGAACGTCCCGTCCGCGCTGAAGTAAGGATTCGATTTGAGAATCAGCTCACCCCGAACAATCCCGCCAACAGTCTGAACCCACTTGCGCAATGCTTCCGGCTGTCCGTAATGCGGGGAATATTCCAATACGGTATCCTTGGTCAAAGACTTGGCGAAATCAACCCAGGTCCCAGGATGCACGGGTGTTGGAGTAAGCGCGACGTTGCGGATAAATGCTCGCAGTATGCGACGTTGAGAAGGGTCATACTGCTTTACGACACCTTCCACGGACATTCCGTATCGGCGCAGGCCGGTTTCCTTGAGCGCCCTCATTTGATCAACGATCTTATCCATGAATTTGGTCTTGAGACCCTTCCACTTTAGCCAGAGCCCCTGGGGAGTTATCCGCCCTTCCAGCGGCACTCCTACAATGGTCGAGGGGTCATGATCATAGTTGATATAGCCGCCAGCGCCTTCCGGCAGCCCTTTTCCTAACAGGAAGTCGATATCCAGCCCCTCTGGCAGTATTTCTTCGCCTTCTATATCCCGTCCCGGCATCGAGGCCATTCCCTCAAACAACCAGTCCCCATTATCTGTTTGAGTGGCCTTTGTAAGAGGTACAGAAAAACGAAAAGACCTTTCTATGCCCTCCACAAATATCCGTCACCTGCCTTTCATTCGGTCAATGCGTCCTGGCTCTGGCTTTGTGCAAGGAGCCTCTCAGAAGGTGCAACCGCAACCTTTATCCCAAATGACTCACCGATGGATTCCATAACCGGCGTGACTTCTTCCGCAACAGTAAGCCCTTCGGCTATCAGTTTCCGAAGGGCTTTGAATTCGTCCACGCTCATTTCCACGCGATAACTGCGGTATTCCATGATCTTCATTTTTTAATTCCTCCACCTTAGATAGTTAGATAAGTGGGATTGGGCTGATTCTCAAGTTTGATTCCATGCTTGTCGGCGAACCACAAAAGTCTTCTCTCGGCCAAATCAAGCAGTTCGTCGCCAAGAATGGCCTGGGACTTCACCAGGTGCATTTCTTGCCAAGCAACGTTGCACAGAGTGGCATCCGGCTTGAGCCCCTTTGTGATCGGCCAGGTGGAGATTTCGGGCAGCAGATAAACTTCTTTGACGGATTTTTTGGTCTCGCTTCCGGCCTTTTTATCTCCTGCCTCAAGCTCCAGGTCGAAATGCTTTTTGGCGAAGGCCTTGATCCGACTGATAGCCGATTCGGCGTGCTCGCCAAGTTTCGCCATGTTCTTTTCCTGGTGGATATACCGCCATGCGGCCAGCGTGCGCTCCTTGGACGGCTTCCCGTTCTTGGTCAGTGGATAACTCCGCAGGGAAGGAACTGCGAAGTACTCTTTCCCGCCGTATTCATCGGTCTTTTTCCTGCGGACCTCTTCCCGCTCTTCTTTGGTGTACTCATCAGACAACCTTTGTCACCTCCTAATAATAGGCGCATACCCATTCCGCGCCCCGTTTCCGGGCCCCTTCCCTCCGGTCCGGTGCCGTCAAGAAACGGCATGGCCCTTACCTCCCATCACCGGCAAGAATAAACTGTCTCCGTGCAGTGTTTGATGTCCGTCAACCCAGTCTTCCGAGGTCTGCTTATAGTGCTCCATCTCGCGGATCAGAAGCGCCAGGATCTTACCGGCGGAGGGCCCGGTGATTATCACCCGTCCGCGCGGAGTGATTTCCACCGTCGCGCCCGGGAGTTTGGCTATGCCATCCACAACCTTGAACGGGTAACCGGCGGTGCGCAAGATGGACCAGATGATATTGGGGGCGGGAGTAGCAAGCAAAGCGGTCTTTGACACCGATTTGGAAACAGCGTTATCCGATCTCCCTTCAATGATTTCCGCCTGTTTCTTTATCGCATCCGCAACTTTCTCGTTATAGGGGATTCGCCAGCCGA